GACGTGAGGAAGCTCCACCGAGACCCGGACGAACCAAGGAATCCTTTACACGGTGGAGGCTGCGGAGTAATATATCTTCTCGTTATTAGGGGACTCCCACAGCTCGGTATCGACTTCGCCCACAATTGCCAATTGCTCTAGGGTCGTAGTGACATCGGCCAAAGCCAAGGCCAAAGCACCGGCAACCTCCAGGCGATTGAACTTGCTTTGGGGTTCAGCTCGCAGGAATTCAAGAATAGCGAGTGCCTGCGGTGAGTGGGGGAGAGACCAAATCGGCGGAGTCACCTCGTCGTTTACTACAACCCGGCCGTCAGAAACGAGCCGGTACAACGTGGGATTCACGCGCGACTTGGTTGCCCCATCGCCAAAGCAAGATTGCGCCACCTGCAACGCACTGGAAGGACCAGTGCAGGCGAGAAATGCAAGAATGCGCTCCTCAAGTGCAACTACCTCAACATTGCCGCCATTGGCCTGGGAGTTGCCAAGGAGATAGGAAACGCGCGCGGCGTTATGCCTCCTGGCAGCTTCAGACATCTGGCGTCTCAACTCTATACCCGCTGGTGTATTAGCAGCGGCCCGATCAATTGCCGACTGAGCGGCGCGTGCTTCTGGTGTCGCCATCGCAGCAAGGGCTCGATGGCAACACTATTGTTTGCTTCTAAACCCTCCTCCAACCCCCGGTACCCAGCCCTCAGAGATCACCCAAGGAAGGACGACTAGTGTAAGTCAATCCCACCATGTCAGGGTAAGCCGCATCCCCTAATGCACTGTTCACATGATGATAGTATTTAGCCACCTGCTTGGCGAGGTGCTTAGTGAGCTTCGCTGCGGAAGAAGCATCTCCTCGCACGCCAGGGTGCTGTCGAACAAGTGTATCGCGGACGCGCTCTGAGTCTGGGCCGGTTTGTCATTTGCCCCGATCTTTGGGCTGTGTCTTTGAGTGTATGTTGGCTAGGGTGAGGTGATCAGCGGCTCCACTCGTCGAAGAAGCCTCGCCAAGTTTCCCTTCCATTGTGTTTACTACACGTGAAAGTGGTATGGTCTGGTGCTCCGATTTAAGGTGGTTTAATGCCAAACTGAGTTCTGTTTGTATGGTGGACATAGCGGTGATAGTCATGCGCGGTGTGAAGTCCTGGGTGCCCACAGCATAATCTTCTATGCAAAATATCCAGGAGGTGAGACCACTAGCGGGTTGGTTAATAGAATCCTGGGAAGTAGGCGCCGGAGTCGATCCAGTGTGCCAGGTTCCGTACTCTGCGGTGTCATGAATTCCACAAGGGAATCGCACCGTGTTAGAGCCAGGTTTCATATTGAACCGCTTCACCATGTGGAGATCACCAAGCATTGCCGCACGGGCTTGGCTGACTGTCATGAAGCGCAATGCACGCGTTAGTCGTGTGACGAGTAGAGTGGCAAAGGAACTCGCTCCCATTTTAATTGTGATCGTCATGTGACCATCAACAGCGCGACCACGCAGTATGGCAGTGGAATCGCTGGGGGAGTTGGTGAGGTATTGTGGTGGATCCTGCGTAGAGGTCCGTTGTGTGAGTGGGGCGCTAGCATCCATGTCGGTGCCGTCTAAAGTCGCGGTACCGAGCGTGGACAAGACCGCCATGTTGACTGGGGAGTAGCGCGGGCAAAAGACGCACACAAAGCCGTTATAAGCAACGTAGTCGCCGGCGAAGGCGTCCACGTATGGCTCCGTGCGCGCTGGCCCAAGATTGGTGACCACGCGCTCAATGACATGATCGGTGCGCGTTGGCTGGTCATGGTCCAGGGTCCACGGGCGAGAGTTGGCTCTTGAGCCTCCAGCACGCTTGCGGGACCTCGTACTGCCGCCAGCTTTGGGAAGAGACATTTGCGACATAGCCGCAGTGAGAGACTTCAGCTTGTCTTGGGCTGCCTGGCGAGCGCGACGCCGCCTCTCTCCCTTGGATATGGCGGGCTGCTTGGACTGCTGAGCCCACGGCGGGGCGGCGCGAGCCTTCGCGTACGGACGGCGGCCGCGCCAAGGCGGTTGGTACCACTTGGGAGGCATGAGTTGCCGTGGCGCCGAAATTGGCGCTGGGATCTAATCTACCAGCGCGGAGTGCGATGAACGCAAATTATAGTTATGCCTGACAACGGTCAGCATGAACACAACTAAACCACCCAGCCGAATCTAATCTACGGCCTGCCAAAGAACCTAAGGTTGGCCGAATCTAATCTACGGCCTGCCGAATCTAATCTACGGCCCCACCCGGCGTGTATGGAAAATACGCCAATTAGTTGTGTGTGGCACCTCAACACTAGAGAAAGCCCGAGAGGTCCAGATTGGACCCCTCGAGGTAGTCGAGGTCGCCATACTCGGGATTGATCTCGCCGAGCATGGTCTTGATGCGAGGAAGGAAGGGAGAGTGGCGGCAGGCAAAGAGGATGCCCATCGCCTGATCCCGGGAGACCTTCTCGCTGTCGAGCAAGGCAAGCCGCCACGCGAGCTTGAGGTGGTTGTCAAACACACCTGCAGGCTTGTCCGCTGCGTGATCTAGGTCGTACAGGTGAGAAGTGAATGGCACGGCACCTCGCTCCTTACCAAGCGAGGGCAACGTGCCCTTCTCTGCACCTGTGACTTCGATCCCGAGCTTGGCGTGGTGCTCCACAAACTGCCCTGCGTCGATGTTGCCAGCGTTCACGCTGTCGTCCCCCATGACGAGGGAGAGGTAGTCGCGCACGTAGACCACCATTTCCTCCCACTTCTGGTCGGCCAGAAGTGCCTGGAACTTGAGGTCGTGCAGCAACTTGTTGACAGCGCAATCGATGGAAGCGCCCATGTTCATGTGGCCGTTGCTGGCCGCTGTTGAAAGCGTGCCAGAGCCCATGATGCCCAGGATGTCGACAGCGTACAACATCGAGCCGATGTGCACGACGTGCGCCGACAAGATGAGGGCAATCTTGAGCTGTGCCTCAATGAGACTGGGGGGACAACCCCCAGCCTCCGCCAAGTACGCCCGCAAAAGCCCGTCAGCCACCCACAAAGCGCGGGTGATGCTGAGGTCCCAACCTTTGCG